TCAGAAGCTGTTCAACGTTAATCAGTGCTGGTATGCCGAGGTGATTGCGCAGCTTATCAATCTGAGCAACAGTTTTCGGCCTCTCCGGTTTTGTTTCATATTGATAATAAAATTTAATTGAATTCACACCCCAGCATCTCAAAAGGATATATACGTATTAGTATCAATTTAACGTACAGGTTTGTTCAGATAACTCTTAGAACACTAACTGTCGCTTGTTATATGAAATATATAGACAACACTTATTACCAGCTTGTTAGTAGAGTGGCTCCTACGTATAAGCATTGCTGAACCTTCATGTGTGAGTGCTATAAATCTCATCCTCGCAAAACATGAAATCAGTGCAACATCAGGGAAACAAGGCCAAAACTGCTTTTGCAATTAGTCGAATAACCAAAAAGCAGGATCTCCTGTTGTAGCCCCAGCCATGGGGCTTTTTTTTATCTTAAGCACTGCTCCCGAACATAAGCCTGCAATCCGCTCAACTGCCTGGTCACGGTCTCGATCCGCTCCCTGAGGGTGAAATAATCCCGTTCAGCGGCGTCAGTAAGTCGGGGGCTGGCTCCATCATCCACGCGGGTGGTGCCGGGCGCTCCCTGCGCGGAACAGGTGGCGTTGAGCTGCAGCCGCTTACGGCCAGCAGCCACATCGCGCTCAAGCTGAGCAATATTTTTCTGAGCATCCGCTAAGTCCTTCGTGTATTTGGCATCGAGAGTAGCCACATCCCGCTGACGGCGCTGCATATCCTCAATGTCATCTTTAGCCAGTTTTAATTCATGATTAACTTCGGTTAAAGATGCCTCTGCTTTTGTGAGCGAGGCCCGGTAATAAAGCGCAAATCCCACAGCGGCAAGCAAGAGTAGCGGCTTCCACCATGCCCGGACAAAGCCCCATAGCGCAGCCATCAGAGCACCCGGCGCGCTGCCGCATAGCGGGCCTGTCTGTCTTCCAGACCGTTCTGCCCACCGTTAATGATCTGCGTGACGCGCAGCAAATTGCCCGGATATTTCAGACAGCCTTTGCTGGTATAGAACCATGCTGCAGATCGCGCTGCGCTGGTGTCTTCGGAAAGCAGTTCCGGCGAGCTCACAAGGTCGAGTTTCAGCGCGGCGCCGCAATCGCGGTAATTCTCGAGCCCGGTGATCTGGATGAGCCCGCGTCCGCGATATTTCCAGCCATCACCCGGGGCGTTATTACCGAGGCGCTTGCTGTAAACCAGATTGGCGATCGCGCGCTGGCGTTCAAGGGGCAGCACCTTTTCATACGTGCGGCGGCCCAGCGTGTTGGCCTGATCCTGAGTTAACCGGCCAGCCCGGACAAAATCATTAAGCGCTGCGATGCTGTAGTTGAAGCTCTCTTCCAGCCTGGTAAAGCCGGTGCTTTCATGGCCGACCTGCGCGATGAACATTGCCTGGTCGACCGGCGCGGTGATGCCGTACTCGCACATCGCCGCATCAATATGCGGAAACCAGCGCGCAGCCAAGCTGGCGCTTAAACCAGCCGCCTGCTGAAATTGTTGTTGGTTCATTCGGGCCTCAGTACCTGAAACAGGCGCGCCACGTTGCCCCGGGCACGGAACACGGCGGCGCAGATGATTAAGTTGATGATGACCGACGCCCAGTGTGTGTGGACGTAAAAGTCGAAGAAGTAGCGGAACGGTACGGATGCATACGCCAGGATAATCAGGTATGCCAGCCACGATGCCCACCAGCGGTGACGGGCACCGGGCTTACGGAACAGCATCAGCCTCAGCACAATGGCCGAGCACGTCGCCACGTTGGTCAGTACCAGCGGATCACTTATTACCATTGGCTCCTCCTCTCCACCGCTGGAACCACTGCGCGGGGTCTTGCTGGCTGGCGAACGTCAGGATTTTAATCGTCAGCGCAGAGAGGATAACGGCCCCCAGTGCATCAAGCGGCTTGTCGCTGTATTCCGTCCAGCTGGCAAGTTTGGAGCCCACCAGCCCGGCACCGTAAACGCCAGCGATGTAAGAAACAACGAAATAGGCCGCGCGCCGGATCAGGGTCAGGTCTGCCGCGGTGGCAACATAAAAGACCGCGCCGGCAAACGCGCCAAAAATTACGCCATAATCTGTGCCGGTCAGCAGTCCATAGATACTTGCACCAGTAAGCGCAGCACCTGCTGCGACAGTTCCCGAAACCGGATCGGACATGTATCCCCCTCTATTGCTGTGCATCCTCTCTGAGCGAGGGGAAATGAAAAAGGCCGCCCGCAGGCAGCCAGTTTGAGTTTTGCTTTATTTTTTCAGTGAAGGTTCAGGACAGAGATCGGGTAACGGAATTCTTTCCGTTTATTATCCACACATACAACGCGAACATGTCGGTTACATATAAACCACGTTTCATCCCGATCATTAGCCAGTATGTAATATGCATCTGACGTTTCAGATGGGTTAAAACAACCCAGCACCCGATAAGCCGTTTCCATATTAAACCCGCTCTTTAACGGCATTGGTGTGGGTCCGTTATCGAGTTCCTGAATCCTGATATAAAGACCTTGTTCAATCCACAGCATAGGCATCCTTATCTCACGAGTACCTTTACAGCGTAGGTACCTGCGTACAGGTTTGCCATGACACTTTGGAAATTTATTACCAGTTAAAGGAACAGACAGGTCATATAAAAAACCCGCTACGATAAGCGGATTCGGAACGGTGGATACACAACGCCCATCGTTAGAGAAACCCTACCCAATTTTTTTGAATTTAGCAAGCATCGTGTCGCCAAAATGTTTAATCAGGCTTCTAACGTGTGACATCGCGCAGCATTTTTTCCGCGAATGCTTCTTCCTGCCAGCATTTCGTCACCAGCAGATTAATAACGTCAGCAAACCCGCTGTACCACTGGTAATCGGTCATATCAGGCACCAGAACCTGCACCTGACGGCGCGCCAGAGTGGTGGGAAGACGTGCAAACCCTTTACCACCACATCGTTCACACAGCTTTTGCACCGGCACGCCGTGTAACTCGGTACGCTTACGGTCAAGCGCCATTCCCCGTCCCGAGCAGTCCCGGCAGGCCGTACTGATAACTCCCTTCCCACCGCAGTGCTTACAGAGTTCTTCCACTTCCTCTACGCGAATTGTCGCATCCACGCCTTTCACGCCAGGATGCTTCACCACCTCCCGACGCACGCGCTTAACCCCTTTTCCTTCACACTGATGGCACTCGCAGTTGCTGGCTGCCGAGCGCGCATAGTCGCTGTAGGCGAACTGAGCCAGACAAAGGGCCATTTCCGCGCGTGCGCGCTCACCAAGTTTTTTCATTACGCCGTTATTTAGCGCGAGCGCATATTTAACCAGGCCATCAACAGCGGGCTGCGGATCCTGAATGCCCATTTTGGCGAGGAAGAGGTTGAACCCCAGCGCCGCCTTAGACTGGACGAGACCCTGTGCGGCCATTACATCCGAGATGGTCAGCGCGGCGCTGCCGGTGGCTGGTGTCTCATCATCGAGTTTCGGTGATTTCGGGGAATAGAACTTAGGTAAGGCTTCGAGGTTCATGTGTGGTCTCCACTCCACTTATGACAGCACACCGATCGCGAGCGCGCGGTCTAAAAAACGAAAAATAAGCTCCAGCTGTGAGCCATATTTTTCTTCGAATGCCACGGTGTCCCGATGGAGCTCGTCGTGATGCCTTCTGCACAAAGGCAATACGAAAAGGTCATGGGCTTTGGTACCCATCCCGCCCTGCCCGTGGCCGATCAGGTGATGGGGATCGTCTGCCCGCTGGTTGCAGCATGCGCAAGGCTGCTGCTTAACCCAGCGGGTGTATTTCTCGTTTTCCCAGCGGCGGCGCTTTGGCCGGAGCATGTAACTTTCCGGCGACTCAGGGTCAATCATCAGCGCAACCACCTGTGTCTGTTGCTCCTGCGGCTTGTCGCAGTTCATCCGCGTCTTCACAGCGCAAGCACGCTGCGCTTTCGTCTGCACCATTTCAGCCGCCGATGGCCCCGGCACAATATCGCTTTCCCGCGACACGCCTTCTACTGGTAAAGAGGGAAGACGCAGCGCGCGGCGCGCCACACTGTCCGGCAGCGCATCAGTGATATCCATCCTGACAGCCCACCAGCATAACTCCGGCAGAGTCAGCTCGTGGGTATCGTCAAAGGCAAGGGCACCGCGCGCGACGCTGATAATCCAGGCTATCACATTGGAACGGGCAATTGCTGACAGGCGCTCAGTAAAATGTTCAGCCAGCTGATTATCACAGTGCCAGCACAGACGCAGCGCGCCGGGTTCATGCCGCATCGTGGTCAGCTCATGGTGATGGTATTCACTATGCGGCCACTGGCAGCCGCCCTGCTGCTTCATCAGCCAGTGCTCCAGAGCATTGATGCCACCGGCAGCCCGGATCACCCGCTCATCAGTAAAGAAGACATGCAGTCCTTCGTCATCGGCCAGGGGCTGGTGCGCCGGCGGCACCGCGCCGCTCGGGAACCGTGACATGCTTTCTGGCTGCACCTCCACCAGCACGCGCCCGTTAGCAAATATGGGCATCAGTTCAGCGCCGGGGCGCAGCAGCACGATACCCATTCCGCGCGCTATTTCCGGTGTTAACAGAGCTCTCACACTGCGTTCCCCTTCGCCACATGCTCGGCCCACAGCCCACCAATCCACTTAACACCCTTCGCTGTGAAACGCGCCTGGCTGAACGCGTGGTTGGATGTCGTGGAGGTGCCCGTTTTCACCTCGAACCGTCCGGCATCAATATGCTGGTGGCGCGGCGTCAGCACCCCGCCGAGGCGGTACATAATCTCGTTGTCGATCAGGAACAGGCGGAAATCCGTCTCTTTGACTTTTAACAGTTTTGCCACCTGACGAAATGAGAGCGAACCGCTGGCGGAGCAGTAGCGATCCACAAACTCCACCTTTGGCGCCGCGGCGGCGAGTTCCTGTGTCAGCCTTTCCTTTTGTTCGGCCAGATCCGCAGCAAGGCGCAGTGCCTCCGGCAGCGACCGCGGCACGCTCGGCTGCTGGCTGCTTTCCAGTTCCTGCCAGCGATCAACCAGGCGCGCGGTAAACTCCGGACATAACTGCGCCACAATGACATAGCTGTCACGCTTGTTAACCAGGTAGTGGTGGTATTCCTGCCTGTTCTGCGGGTGGGTGTACGGCAATGCCGTATACCCTTCAATGACGCTTTTCTTCATTAACCGCTCAATGGCGGTGCACACGTCGGTATGACGTGAACCTACAAGCGAGGCTATTTCCCGGCTGGACATAAAAAGCTCCTGACCTGCCAGCGCCGCATGATGCTTAGGGCAAAATGAAATCGGGTGTGTCTGGTTCATACGTTTCTCCATCTGTCAGGCGGCTGCACCCGCCACAAAGTTACTGATCGTGATTTCCACCTTCCCTTTGCTGGTTACCGGGCCCCATTCCACCAGCATCTTTTTCACCTGGCTGTCGTCCTCCCAGACATGGGCCAGAGTCAGCGCATCGAAAAGTGCCTTCAGGTAGTTATCCAGATCGCGGCGTTTCCGGTCAGGCGGGTAAAGCACCACCTCCACCGCCAGCAGGCTGGAGACAGGCTTGGGTATGCGCCGCAGTTGCTCAACAACGGCCGCTGCGGCATTGCTCTGATATTTGCGCCCGTCGGCGCTGACAAGGTGACGGCCTTTTAGCGGCCCCTTAGTCGGGGCGCGCCAGTAGCTGTTAACACTGGGAGGGAATGGCAGGATGAGTTTCATATTCATAACCCTCCCTAAACCGCTAATTGCAGCTGCATTACAAGCTTATCCCTCTGCTCGCAATAGCTGAGTGAGCCGGGACTGTTAAAGGATTCGATACGTTCAACAAGCACAGCGGCTCTGGTTTCTTTGGAAGCTGGCGCGTAGGCTCCTGACCAGGCTTTATCAATCCCAATATTCCTTGCAACGTTTGTGCTGTCGGCACTGGCAAGTGGTAGCTTTGTAAAAATGAGCGGGTTCAGCATGCGCAAGCCGTGCAGTTTCGTTACTGGTTGTCCGAAATCATCCGTTATATGACGTATGAGGTCTTTTATGCGTGCCACAGCCAGATTCGGACGTTTAACGTCATATTCTCCGCAACTACCAATTGCCACCCGCGGATAGTGTTTGCAGAGGCGAATAAAGCGATCATCGCTCTCGTTCATGTGCCAAACAGGAACCCCGAAAAAGGCACCATGTGGCCATTCATTGAGTAAAGCCTCATTCTCAGCTTCACCACCATCGATCACGTCCGGGATGATTGCAAAATCGAAACCGGGATGATTTTTCCAGCGTGCTACAAATTCGTAATAATCTCGCCAGTCGATTTTGTTACGTCCTGCAGCCTTCTATGCAGTGAATGCACCATTGTCCAGCGCGAATGACTGGCAATATTCAGATACAAGGTTTATTTGTCCCGGATGTGCAAACGAGACAAAGGCATGCCTTCCTTTCCATGCGCGAATGGCGCAGGTATCAGGAGTGATTGGTCCACCGTGATAATGGATCAAGATATCCTCCTCAGCCTTTCAAGAAACAATACAGCCTTAGCTTTCGCGTTCTCATCACCAGCAACCATCGCGCGCAGCAAAGTAACTGCCTCATCTTCTTTGGCCCTGCCGTTGATGGTGATGCCGCGGGCGACGCCTTTTGATAACGATATGGCGCCTTTCTTCTCCAGCTTACGCAGCATATCGGTCGCAGCGTTGGGTGAAGCGGCCCCCATAAGCTGGGCCACTTCTTTCTGCGTCGGCGGGTAACCGTTTCGTCTCTGGAAATCCGCGAGCATATTCAGCACCTCCTGCTGGCGGGCGGTCAAAGCAGAGGTGGAATTCATGCCGCTTTCTCCCGCGCGCCAGCCATTTCGCGAATGGAGGCTCTAAGCTGCCGAATGTTCCGCCAGTGCGTGGTGTCAATTGCCCCGACAACCAGCAGAAACTCATCCATCGCCAGGCCATGCTGCTCTTCAGCTTCGCGAGCGACCGTCGCAAGCCGTTCGTGCATGTCTTTCCGCTCCGCATCGTCCTGAAAAACAAAATCATTGAGGGCCATAAAAGCGCACAGCTTCACGCCGTTGTGATGCTCTTTAATCAGCGCCTGCGCGCGCGAAATGACGTCGGCGGTCACCGTCACCAGCATCGGGTTTTCTACAGAATCGGCAGCCCAGCTGTGAGCAAAGCGCGATTCATGGAAGGCATACGCCTCTTTGCTGCCGAACGCCGCGGTGGCACAGGCCCATACCTCAACGCCGCTTCGTTCCAGGATGTCGGCTGCTGTCAGTGGCAACTCTGTTTCAGCAGCCTGCAGTTGCTGCTCAGTTTCTGAATGCAGATCTGTTTCATCCTCATCGGGTTCCTGGCGGTTACTCATCAGCAGGCGTTCAGCCTGACGGCGTATCTGTGCAATAAACGCGTCGCCGCGCGCTTCCAGCTCGTTGCGGCTGATGTAACTCATTGCCGGGCCGCGCCAGGTTCTATCGAATACCGCAATGGCACCCGCAAAAAACGCGCCGGACGGGGTCTGCTTTTCGTCTTTAGGGACGAACCAGGACGGGAGATCGAAGCCGATGCGGCCACGGATAAAGGCGATGTGATCCGCGTCTTCCGGCCACCAGACCTCGCTGGTGGCCGCCTTAATCAAAAAGACGTACCGCCCGCCTTTTTCCCGCATTGCGCTGGCGTGCTGCATGATGTAACGCATGCCGGTGATGTACTCCCCGTCGTGCCTGGACGCGCGGTTGTACGGCGGGTTGCCGAACGCGGCACCGTTGAGTTCGGCCAGACGCGCGGACCAGTCCTGCGTCAGCGCGTTATCTTCGGCGGTGTAATAAGCCTCGCATTTGGCGTTCTCGCCATCAGAGAACAGGTCCAGTACGAGCGGACCGAACATGGCGTTGATGCCCCAAAAAATATTGTCCGGCGTGCGCCACTGATCGCCGACTTCCTTAAGTTCGTGAGCCGGTTTGCTGCGCAGCGCCGCCAGCGCCTGGCTGTAAGCATTCAATGGGTGCATCACAGTTCCCCCACATAGTTACCGGCCAGATAGCAACGGCCTTCCACATAACCAACGCGATTGCTCATCTTCAGGCACTGGGTACGCTTCTTCGCCAGCCGTTCGCGGTCCCGGTTACTCTTCGAAGCATCGAATGCAGCAAGGTAAACATGCGCGGCGCGGCGCCACAGATGCTGTCTTTCCAGCTGGCAGGCCAGCTCTTCGAAAACTTCGTGTTTCAGCTTCTCGTTTTTCATGATCTGAATCCCTCCGGGACCTGGCTGTAATCAACACCGGCATAGCTGGCTTTAAATGCGCTGTCGTCGCGCTGCATGCTGCGTTGCTTCCACTGCTGGCGAGCCGGACGTCCGCGCTCTTTCCAGCGGGTGGCGCTTAGCAGGTAGCCTTCAAGTTTGCTCGGGACGAACAGCGTCTGCGGGCGCATGTAGTCGTACATCTCCGTGTCGTGCCAGTGCTCGTGCTTGTAGTCGACCACGAGCTGCAGGTCGTCCACCGAATGACCTTCGCGCAGCCGGGCCCGGATGTTCTCCAGTGAGGATTTCGAGTTCTGGTAACGCGCGCCAGTGATCAGATTCAGGTGCTTCAGCACAGCAATCGCTTTATCGGTGATCAGCTGCTCAGCGTCAGGTTGCCCGGCAACCTGACAAGAAGGTTTTTTATCTGATGGTTCTTGTTTTGAAGTTACTGACGGATCGTGTCCAGATTCTGGACCCTGAGAAGCGCCGTTTTTGCGGTTTTCCGGACGTTCAGATTCTGGATGTCCAGCTTCTGAACCTTCGGATTCTGAACGTCCAGATTCTGAATGTTCAGAAACTTGACCCTGAGAATAAGCACCGGCAGCCGCCTGGCGCAGGCGCGGCACGTTCAGCGTGTAGATGTTGGTACCACTGCGCTGGCCCTGACGGCGTTCTTTACGGGTCAGCCATCCGTCACGCTCAAGCTCACCAACTGCGGTAATTACGGTGCTGCGACCGGCGCCAATCTGGCGCGCGATGGTGTCGACGCTGGGCCAGCTGATACCTTCATCGCTGGAGAAATCAGCCAGGCGCGCCAGGATCAGCAGCTTCGTGCCTTTGATTCCGGCACTCGCGCAGCCATCCCACACGTACGCTGATAACTTAACGCTCATGCATCCACCCTTTTGAACTTCTCGCGGAACCGCTCAACAGGCTGCATGCAGTCGTGCGGGTACCCAGCGCGCCGGAAGATAACCTGTCGTTTTTCTGGGTCGTAACCCGTGACGTGGACTTCAGTTCCCCGCCAGTCGCGGTATCGTCTGTTGAGTTCCTGCACGCGAAAGTCTCCGCCTGGCGATTAAACTCCCCTACCAGCTGGCTCAGCAGATGGTAGCTGACGGGCACACAGAGGCCTGATACTCTCACTGCATACCGGTACTGCACCGGACCGGCTCCGCCCGGTACCGGCAGCGCAATAAGTTGCGACCTGCGGTAACGTGTTGTTAAACTGTTCATGCGTAGTTTCTCCACTATTGAAAAGACGCGCCCGACGCCTCGAGCTGCACACTCGGGGCGTCACCTTTTCTGGTGCTCATAAACACTTCAACTGCCTGGTCTGAAACCCCATACAGCGCCATAAATCCCATGAATCCGTGGAACTGGTGGCGAATGGTCTTGCGAAACAGCTCTGAGAGCTTTTTGCGTTCATGACGGTCAATTACCCCATCCTCAGCCGCTTCAATCTGCGCCTGCGCCAGCTGGCCTTTCGCCGCGCTGGTCTTCATGTCGATCGCGAACAGGTCCACGTTGTCCATGCTTTCCGGCTTCGGTACCTCCACCAGCAATTTGCCGACGCGCGCCGCGGTGTATTCCGCCAGCATCGAAATGCCGGACAGATCCTCCATGCGCTCCAGTTCGGCCAGCGTGAAGAAGCGGCTGCCGCATTTCTGGTACATGTGGTTATGAAAGGTGTCGATGCTCATGCCGAGATCGGCAGCCATCCCGAGACGACCGGCGGGATGCGCCTTACACATCGCGCTTATTGCTGCTTTTATGCTGTCTACCATTTGGCTTTTCCTGTGGTAGTTAGATTTTTCACGCCCTGCTGTTATCGTTGCTTGCAAGTTGTGAGTTTGGGTAAATGTCTGGGCGCAATTCGTTTTTCGAGATAGCGCCTGCCGTTTCTTCTTCAAGCTTCTGGCACAGCTGAAAGCCAGCTTTTTTGTGCCCCTTAAAAACGAGCCTGAGATATCCGGTACTGCTTCCAACTTTTTTAGCCAGTTCGGCTTTTTGCGTGGCAGAAAGGGTGTTCCAGTAATCTTTCATAGTGTACCTCCGAGATACATTATGCACGAAAAAGATGTACCTGCAAGAACCTTGTACCTTACGGGTACACACGGTTTAATATTGGGCATGAAAACCATTGATGAAATCAGGCGGGATAACGCGCGGACACTGCGTGATAGCGTTGGCGGCAATAAGTCATTCGCTACTATGCTTGATCGAGAAGCGACCCAGATAAGTCGAATAATCGGCCGCAATCCTTCAAAACGGATTGGGGATGATCTCGCACGCCATATTGAAAAATGCTTTCAGCTACCTATGGGATGGCTGGACCAAGAGCATCAGACCACCAATGTTGCGCCCACTACAGACGTTTTTAAAACAGAGGTTGAATTCCAATTAGTGCCCGTAATCTCTTGGGTACAAGCTGGCGCATGGACTGAAATAGGATATTCAGAGGTTGATTTGAGCACAGCAGAGACGTTTCCTTGCCCCGTTCCCTGCGGGCCGATGACTTATATACTCCGTGTTATCGGTGACTCGATGATCGAAGAATACCGTCCTGGTGACATGATTTTTGTGGATCCTGAAGTCGTACCGGTGCACGGTGATGATGTCATTGCCTTAATGCACGAAAGTGGTGAAACCACCTTCAAGCGTCTTGTTGAAGATGGTTCGCAAAAATATCTGAAAGCGTTAAACAAGAGTTGGCCAGATCAATATCTCAGAATCGATGGGAATTGCTCAATAATCGGAACCGTCATTTTCTCTGGTAAACCAAGACGTTACTTCAAATAATCTACTTTTTAATCAAAGCTCGCTTCGGCGAGCTTTTTTTTGCGTTGACAAAGCACCAAAGGGATACATAATGTACCTAAAAGGAACATTTTCAGGGGTTTTATGATGTCTCTTACTAAATTGCGGAACAGCCAAGATTTACGCAACACAGAAGAGCATCACTGATCAAAAGGTGTGCATTTATGTTCTATAAAGAAGCAAGCCACTGGCGGGTACAGTCGTCATTTAAGAGTGAAACTATTACTTTGAGTAGGTGTTAATAAAAATGCATGCAAACTATATCTTATTTAGATACATAATTTATTTGATACCCATTAGTATCAAAAAGCGGTCCTATTCAATATATTCTCAAACTTTTAGAGGTTAAAGATGAGCCAAAACCCATTTTCACTTTACGATTTCCTGGGCTATTTGATTCCGGGAGGAGTTTTCTTATATCTTTTATATTTTTGTGGAGTAGCTCTGGACTGGGATATGATATTGCAACTTGCAAAATTCCTTAAGAACCAAGCAAATATCATTAGTATTTTAGATTATGCATCTTTAATTTCCGCAGCATATATCTTAGGGCACTTTGTCGCT